TTTTCCCCAACATACAAAGGCGTCACCACGCCATTCGGATTGCCAGAATATTCCCTGACATATTTTTGCTCAAAACTGCTGTACAGCCCCATTGTGGCTCGAAGCTCAACCACGGCCCCCGCGCTAAATGCCACAGCCGTCGTTCCCTGCTGGCCGCGGGAAACGGTCAGGTTCGCCCCGGACCTGGACGTGCACTCAAAAATCTCGATGTTCTCCGCATCCCGGATGGTTCCAAAAAAGGAGTCGGAACCCGTGGGAGAAGGGAAAAGGCTGGCATCGTCACTGTCAATCGTGATAGTGGCAGCCGAGCTTGATACAGCGGAGGCCAGACGTGAACTGGCCTTATTTTCAACCAAATAGGCCAAGGCGGGGCCTCCTGTTGAGGTTACGAAGTCATCGCTTTCCAGTCAGAAGAAGTCGTGCCCGTGGCGATGTAAAAAGTCTCGTTCGTGGTATCCAGGCACTCCTCGCCAATATAGTTCGGCGTTACGTTGCCGGTCGGGTCTCCGGCATAAGTCTGATGCGATGCCTTCTGAATAAAATTTTCAAGTATGCCAGCCGTGATCCTGAGCCGCACCTTGTCTCCCAAAGAAAAGGCCCTGGCCGTCGTTCCTTCCTGGGCTCGCTCAACCGTGAATGAGTCAGACCCGGACACGCGCACTGTGCATTTCACAAGTTCGTAAACGCTCCGGTCGTCCTTGTCGATGAGGTAAAGCATGAAAGATTCATCAGTGGAGCCGTCCAGGTCGGGGAAAAGGTCGCCATCTCCACTCTCCACGCTGAACGTAGTGGCGGACGCGCCAATGCCCGCGAGAAGCGTGGAAAAGGCGTTGTTCGTAAAAGTGTACAGGTCGGCCATTTGCTTCCCCTACCAGTCCCTCGGCTGCGCCCTCAGTCCGGTCGTAACATGCCCGCGCTGAACTTCGGCCAGGATCGAAGCGACTTCTTTCCGATAGTTGATGTTTTCTTCTTTGGCAGCTATGTCGTTATACCAGGGCTGACCGTTCTGATTGAAAATCCTGGCCAAAACCCCGGCGATGACAGCATCCCTGTGGTTGTCGTAGAAAAAATCTTCAACCGTGGTGGCGTCCAGGCTCGGCTTCAGGACGGCATAAATGTCAAGCCCCTCGCTTGTGTCCTCGCTCGGCGTCGGGTATAGACGAACCGTACTTGGGTAAATGATGAAAAACGAAGAGGGCGTTGAGCTTGACCTGCTTTGCCATTCTACGCCGGTTGCATCCAGGAGCTTTTTCGTTGTTGCCCCTATCGGCACGTCATTAAAATAAGCCGTGTCCACGGGGTTGCCCTTCACAAAATCAGCCCCGGATGGAGCCGTAAGCGCATATTCGGCCGTATCCGCAACAACATCTATGGCATCCAGGTCGTCTTTCCAAATGTTCGTGCGCTCGCAAATATCCCGAAGCACATTCAAGGTTTCCCGCTGAAGAATAGACGAAGGGCATCCGGGAACGCGGCTCCTGACCTCATCGTAAAATTCAGTAAGCGCGGTGGCCATCCCTTATTTCCCCCCTGGAGGAGCTATCCCAAGAGCTTGCAGGTACATATTCATAAACATTCCAGCCCTTGCCGCCGTGGGGTTTACATCGGCATCCTTGGAAAAAGCCATTTGGAGCATGTAATATTTTAAGGCCGTGGCGTAAGCCTCTTCAATCTCAATGGCGTCATTCGTGTCCTCCATCGTTGACGGGACCTTGGAAAGCTGGAGCTTAACATACGTCCCGCCTGTAGCCACGGGCGGATACGTGAAAAAATCCCGCAAGGTTTCCGAAGGAACGACGTGAGAGACTTCGGCGCTGGCCGTGGCGGTCAACCACGCGGAATCCATGCCCGAAAGAGCCTGAAGCGTAGTGGTGGTTATCGGCGCTCCATAAGTCGAGCCCCCCGTGCCCATGTTGCAAACCGGCCCAAGGATTCGATAATACGCCGCTGAAAGCTGTTGCTGTGGTCCCGCGACCAACTGCACATTCACGATCCTGGCGTTGGCGAGCGGGACCTTCACAACAATGTCGCGTTGTCCATCATTAAGCCACTCCAAAAGCTCGGCCCTGGACCACCTTTTGTCGTAGTCTTCGCCGTATTCGTCATTTAAGACGTACTCAACCTTTTGGATAAGCTCGATGCCTGTGGTAACGCCCACTTATTTCCCCTCGATACGGATTCGTTCCTCTTCGCGCAACCTGTCCTCTTCCTCACGAATTTTATCAACCATTTCGAGATTTTTCATGCCCTTGTCAAAACTCAAGCCCAGGTGCTTCGCGTAGGCATGAAGTTCGGCCTTGTTGTAGTGGGCCACGTTGCTCTTCCCCACCGGATGCGTCCACCCCTTTGTTTCGCCGGAATCGGGCGGCACGGTATCCGCGGCCGGAACCGTGTCCTGTCCGGCATCGGGCTGAACCGTATCCGGCTCGCTCATATCCACGGCTGGCCCGGAATCAGAAACCACCACCGGCGTAATGGGTTCAGGGGCCGGGACTTTGGCACGAATAAGGTCTTCCTCGTTAAGATTGAGCATGGCCATCGCCATCTCGCGGGTGAACCCGGAAGGAATGTCCACCGTGTTTAAGGGCTTGCCGTCTTTGTCGCACTCAATCATCTCTGCGCGTTTAGCCAAAACCGGATTCCAGGGATGAATCCTTTTGTAATCTGGCCGCGTATCATACAACCATCTTCCCATCAGAACTTCCTCCTGTTAAATAGCCGGGGCACGGATTAACTCCGCGCCCCCGCCGTGGTTACATATCGTTTTCATCCATTGCCATGTAGAACTCACCGAAAACCCAAACGACGCCGGAAGTCATCGTGGCGTCCGCGTTCAGATAAAGCAGCGTGTCCGCGGTGTAGAAATAATCCGCCATCGGATTGGTGTCCGGGTAGTCCTGGGTCTCAGCCGTGGCGAGGCTGGCGTTACTGAGAAAGGTGGTCGTCCCGTCCGACAGGTCCACCTGCCCTCCGGAAATGGCCTCTGGCGTATACAGACCAAGAGAGGTCAGCATTGCGCCCTTGGGAATCGTGATGACCCCGATATGGTCAGTGCTCACAACCCCCGTTGTGTGGGCCACCCCCGCAGAAGTGCGAAGAGCGGCAAAATCGACCTTCACGCGGAAGGTACATCTCTTGTCCACTGAATATGCCGGAGCGGGCTTGGAAGCGCTTCCGGCTTGTTCCGAATAGTACGTTGACATAATCTTGTCCTCATCGGTTATGGGGAGGGACTAAGCCCTCCCCGTTTTTGTTCAATGCCGAAATCTCTACTTGGTCGCGTAGAGCATCCCCATCGCAGCCGGATACGTCACCTTGAAGCCATAGACGTTCAGGCCGCGCAGAATCTCGCCAAAAGTGGTTTCAGACCGAAGCCGTTCCACTTTCGTGATCTGACTTGCGAACGTCCATGCGTTCGGATGTCCGAATAAGCAACGAGTCGCAGTGTCGGCGGTGTAGGTGCTCAGAAGGTTGCTGCGATAAAGCTCGAACCTGTCGATCATGCCGAGCCGACCGTTCCTCATCATCGAAGTGCCGTCACCGGAAAGCGTGGCGTCTTTGAGGTCGGACTTCTTAATCATGCCGCACATCCAGGCGGGCATGACAAACCACCGGCCATCCTCCGGCACGTTCTGCTCGTCCAGGACGGTCCCGCAGTCCACGATGTAGTCCAGGATATTCACCTTGGAAACCGTCACGGGCGAGCCCGTGGCCCCCAGGGAGATGTCTCCGGACTTCCTACCCGCGGAGTTTCCGGTATTGCTGGCGTGAACATCGGCGTAGATGCTGGCGAAGGCATCGGTATCAATCGCAATCTTCATCTGCTCCGAAGCGTCACTGGACCACGTATTAACAAAGCCCTTCATCGACTGAGCCTTGTCAACATCGTCCAAAACCACGTCCCAATACTTGCCCTGGTCAATAAGCAGTTCCGTGGGATCAGCTTCCGGACGCTCATGCTGAAGGGTCTGGCCCTTGGTGTAGTCACGAATCGTGACGCTGGGAATGTTGTTAATAATAACCTTGTCGCCCTGGTCCTTGATCTCTCCTTCCCAATTTTGATTAGAGATGGCGCGGGCGCACGAGGCGTCATAGAACTTGAAGTTCAGCTTGTCGGACCAAATGGTCGGGATAAAATTTCCCGAATAATCCGGATGGCCCGCCGCGATTGGGTAATAAGCCATGATTTCTTCTCCCCTTCGTCAAAAGGGGCTTATTATTTGCCGACGTACCGGCCTTCGCCCCTTGACGAATACATATCTTTTTCAAGCCAAGCCTTTTCGCCAGGAGACAGCTTTTTGCCTTCAAAAGTGGGAGACGCGCCTTCGCAATAAGCGATAAACGCCTTCACTCTGGGGGCGTCCCATTTTTCGGGAGGACGCTTTGCCCCTGACTTTTGAGGCGCACGGCCAGCCTTGGGCACAACCTGCGCTTCTTTTGGCTGTGGCTTAAACACTTTGCCTTTGCCTATCGAATCGCCTAAAGAGGTTTTTCCTTCTTTGTATTCAAGAAAGATTTGGGCCAAGCCTTTCAGGTTTTGACTTCCAAGATGTTCTTTGAGAAAGTCATTTCTGGGCCGCCCAGTTCCAGGAGCGAACTCCAGCAGGTATTTCCTAAAATCATCACTGGCATCAATCTCTTCCCAGTCAGGGACGATCCTGCCAAGACGATTTAAGAAAAGCTCCTGAGAGGTCTGCGCGGTAGTCTTTCGCGCCCTTTCAGAATTTTCCCTTACTGTCTGGCTCAAAGATTCGACTTCCTTCTTCAAGGGGGCCACGGCAGAAGAGATGTGCTTGAAAAGAACCTTTACGATGTTTTCGCCATGCTCATCAGCCAAGTCTTTGATGGCTGGATCATCAACGAACGACGCGAAGGCAACATCCTCAACCTCTTGGACCGCTTTCCCCTTTTGAAGTTCCTCAACCTGTTGGGCCAACTGATTCCTCTCGGCCGTCAGGTCGCGCAGGTCAGCGCGAAGATAACGATTTTCTGCGGCAACTTCCGTAACCTGCCTCTCGTGCATCCCCTTCAAAACATCATAAGAATGCTGGAGCTTGTCGTAGTCAGCCTTGGAAACCACGTCTTCATCAACAGGCGTAGCTCCCAAGTCTTCCTCCCCAAGCTCATCGTTGGGCTCTTCAGGTTCCTCCACAGGCTCCTCGTGGCCATCCTGGGATACCTCCCCAGCTTGCAGGGTATCGCTGTCGCCAGATTCGTCATCATCAACAACCGGGACAGGAGCGGGTTCCTCCCCGTCACTGTCTTCTTCAGGGTTCTCGCCGTTAATTTCGGCAAGCGCCACATCAGCTTCCTCAGCCCGTTTCTTCGCCTCTTCAAAGCGTAAATCCATAACTGCCTCCCTGATCCCGCTCAACGGGTCTTCAGTGTGTTAAATGGTTTACCCCCAGAACGATCCTACTCTTGGGTCTTCGCCCTTGGAGAAACTTTATCGGTTGTCGCCTTCACCTGTAGGGCCATAAACGCCTCTTCAGGATTTTCTAAGAAGGCGAGAACTTCGCTTAACATTACAGCCGCCCCCTGGACATGCTGAAAGCCCTCCGGCTTAGTGAACCGCAGCAGCTTGTCTAGCTCAGCCTGTTCCTTTTTTAACCAGTCTACCACAGGCTTCATCTGGTTTCTTTGATTTACCAGAGCGCCCCTGGCATCATAATCAATATGCTTTAAGTAAAACATCACGCTCCTATCTGTGGCCCCGGAAGCGCCACGCTCTCACCTGTTGGCTGGCCACTCACGTCAAGTTCTCGCGGCTTTTCTCCCGGAACAGCACCAGGAGGCCCACCTTGAGGCAAAGACATGAATTGGATAACCTCATCTGGCGGGACAACCTTGTCCACATTCATATCCAATCCTTCGGCCACGGCCCTGAGCACCGAGGCACGGCCCCTCATCCCCATTATCTGCATGTCTGTCGGATTGGCCGTAGCCGTAAGAAATTCAGCCCGCCTGACCTGCTGTTGTTCTTTAGCAAGCAGAACAGCAGAACCCCTGGCCACGACCCGAAGGTCGCCCTTGATACTGCCGTCAGGATGATACAGCATGTTGTGCTGATACATCCTCTCCACAAGCTCCTCTATAATTTCATCCATATTGGCGATAACTTGCTTTATCCCTTTGGAAGCCGCGGACATGAGCATGGACAGCCCGGCCGCAGTTCTCCCCGCTCCTCCAAGCTGGAACGTCCCCCCGTAAGCGTAGGCAGGGATGCCGGAGTAATCGTCGGCCAATTTGCTGAAATATTCATAAACCTTCATCAAAACAGCGGCGTTCGTATCCGGCTGGAAATATCTGACGGCAGGGCTCCCCCCCGCGCTGCCCATCATGTCGGACGTAGATTGCCAAATTTTCCACGGGTAAAGATTCGTGATGTCTTGTCCGGCCGGGATTCTGTCCACGTTAATCTCTACCTGCGGGCCGCTCGCTATGCCCATGTTGTTGACCAGGGAGCGAGCCGTCGCATTACAAATGTCTTGAATGTCTGAAATCAACTCAGGGAGAGCGATGCCCCAGAAACTTCCGGGCACGGCAGAAAACGAGGATGTATAATAAGGCTTACGCCCAAGCGGGTCGGGATTCATCACAGCCTTAATGACATGTCCACCCACATTCCAGGCCGTAATCGAATAATGCCTGTTTGGGTCAGGGATTTGGTCAGAGCCCATGCCCCAATCCAAGAGGTCTTGCCCGTATGCCGTTCCCCAAAACTCCAAGGCCTCAATAAAAACTTCTGGGCTGTCCCAAAGAATATCGCTTTGATCGCGTTCGTCTTCATCATCTCCAGCCCATAGCCATCCTTTTAGCCCGCCACGGCCATATTCCTCCAGGACGGACTTAACCTCTTCGTCATTAAACCCCTCAACGCCAATCATAGCCTCTAAATCAGCAGAGACGAGGTTGTGTTTTTCAATGAGGTATCCGTCATCAACCCCTGAAATTCCAGGCGCGGGGTAAAGGTCGAAAGGGCTTACCCGTGAAAATTCAGAAATAATTTCATTCTCAACGACACACTGGAAACCGCCTCGCGCCTCTCTCCATACAAGCCTTCTCTTTTTTCTGGCGACAGGGCCTTTTAAAATCGCAGTCGGATAAGTCGTAATGTCCTGAAGAATTTCATTAAATGCCTTTTTGTACCCCCCCTCAACAAGCTGGTCTTCAATCACAACAGCCATTCGGCCAGCGATTTTCTTGGCCTCTTCCTGGCGTCTGACACGAACCAAGTCCCGCAACTGCTCCATACGATAAAACATCCCTGCCGGAGAAACGGGCTGGCCAACAGCCGCCATATAAGCGGCTGACTCCTGAGCAACGCGCTCCTGAATAATCTGCTTGTAAATTGGGGGAAGGTCTGCCGCCGGAGTAGGATCGAGCCCCCACGGCCGATCTCCGGCTGGAAGCAAAATGTCTCGAAGCCATGACTCTGCCGCACGACACTTTACGTTCGTGAGCATCATATAGACTTCACTGCCGCCCTGAGCCTGGATCGAGGCTAATTTTCGCGGGGAATATTCGCCCTTCTTTCTTCTCAGGCACTCGTTAAGACGGGGCGTAATCTCTGAAAACTTGGCATTCCTGGCCGCTTCCCAGCAACGCATAATATATGCGCCGAGTTCAGTCGAAAACTGCTCCTTTTCCGGGACAGGGTTCTCGGCTTCTCTTTCGGCCTCTTTTCGTCTCGTCAATTCGTCAGGGGACATGACAGCCACGATGCCGACGCCTTTCATTTTTTCCATGTCAACGTCAGGCATTACGTCCACCCCGCGGCCGACCGCATTACAACAGGCGCATATGAAGCCCGACGCTGCCCCCGGAACATCTTGCTTCCAAGAGCCGCGGTCTG